ACCTGGACCCTTACTGAGCAAGAGGCAGCAGTCATCCTGAACCTGGTTGGTCAGATGCCAACAAGTTCTAATGCCTTTCCTCTTTGGATGCGATTAAAATCTGAGGCTGAGGCGCAACTTACAAGAGAGGCTGGTGATGTCGAGGGATGAAGCACTTGCAGCAATAGAAAAGCACGAGGCTTTATGTGCCTTGCAATATGCTCAGATTAACGCTCGATTGAAACGCTTGGAGCAGATTCTGCTTGGTGCTGGCGGTGCAATTATCCTGCTACTGCTTAACCTGGTGCTAAAGCTGCATTGACGTGGAAGCGATCACCGAGGCTGTCTCGAAATTGTGGTACTTAGGGGCGGCAGTGGTCGGCATCGCTGCTTATGCAGTGACCTTAAAAGTCAGGCTCGATTACTTAGAAAAGGGCTATGACAAGCAGATCACAGCTCTTTGGTTAAAGGTCAACGAGCTGACTGAAAAACTAGGAATGCGATGATGTTTGATTTGCTCAGCGGCGGTCTGCTTGGCTCGATCTGTGGTGGCTTATTTCGACTTGCTCCTGAGGTGCTCAAGTTCATGGACAAAAAGAATGAACGAGCTCATGAGCTACAGATGTTTACGCTGCAAACAGACTTGGAAAAGATGCGCGGTCAATTCAAGATGGAAGAGCGATACGTTGACCACAGCATTGCTCAGATGGATGCAATAAAAGAGGCATTCAAAGAGCAGGCAGAGACGGCTAAAGCAGCAGGTTGGTTTGTTGCAGCAATCTCTGCTCTAGTAAGACCTGGAATCACTTGGTGTTTGTTTTTTATGTACGCAACAGTTAAAGCTGCTGCAATTTTTCTTGCATTTGAAAGCAATGCTTCATGGGCTGAAGTGTTAACAAAATCTTGGGATGAAGATGATTTTGGTTTGTTTACTATGGTGCTGTCATTTTTCTTTGTTGGTCGAGGAATAGAAAAGTATCAAAAGTGAACAAAGAAGCGATCGAGCTTGCAACTCAAATCATCAAGATGTTTGAGGGATACGCTAAAAAACTTCCTGATGGTGGATGCACTGCTTATCCAGACCCTGGTACAGGTGGCGACCCTTGGACTATAGGATATGGTTCTACTGGCAGTGATATTCGCCAACATACTGTCTGGACAAAAGAACAAGCTGAAGATGCCCTTCAGGCGCATGTCAGGTACTTCGTATACGGACTGGTAAAACTCTCCCCTAGCATCGTTTCTGCAACCCCTAGACGCATTGCTGCGGTGATCAGTTGGGCGTACAACCTTGGTCTAGGCAACTACAGAATTTCGACCTTCAAAAAGCGTGTTGATGCTGGCGACTGGGAAGGTGCTGCGGTCGAATGTCGCAAATGGACAAAGGCTAATGGCCGAGTTCTTCCTGGCTTAAAGAGGAGACGGGAAGCTGAAGCATTGCTGTTGCAATAGCAACTCGATTCTTGACCTGTAAGCGACGTTTTATGGCCGCTATATGCACTTTCACCGTGTTAACTGATATGTCTAACGCTTCCGCGATTTCTTCGTTGGTGCATCCGGCTGAGACAAGCTTTGCGACTCGTTTTTGTTTTTCAGTGATTCCAAGTGGTGATGGATGCGATGGCAATTCGAGCAAAGGACTATGCATCGGAGTGCCTCCTCTTTAGCAGCTGCATATTTACCGTGTCTGAGCAAAGCACTGATGTCTTGTTTATCAGCTGTTGGATGATGGAAGTCCAAAGCGGCAGGGTGACTGAATCCGCACTTGGCACAGGCAAGCGTTGATTTCCAGGATCGCCATTCTTCTCGTAATTTCTGTCTGTTTTTGACAACATGGGCGATATGCTCAGCCCGATTCTTTTGATACCAGATCGATTTGTAGGCTCTTCTCCTGATCTTTCTAAGCTCATCATCAGATAGAGACATTGCGAGGCGAAGTCTACATACTGATCCATTTTTTGTCTCGCTTTTTGTTGTTTCATATTTGTGACCGTCTCTTGTTTAGATCGTCAGTGATTGCATCTACTTCAATCAAGAATTGCACAGCTTTTTCAAGCAAATCGGCAAGCTCGTCATAAGTGGGTTCGTAGCGAACAATAAAAAGATCTAAGCCTGCCGGAAACCTTGGGTCATAACTCACAAAGTCGCACCATTTCCGGCCAGTACAGGCCAATTGAGTTGCCATTTGTGCTTTGTGATCATCAGGCACTTTCCCTTCTGTCATCCAAGTCAGATGAGTCAAGCTTTCTGGGCATTTGATTTCAACGGCACCATCGTCACCGACAAGACCGTCGGGAGATGCTCCAAGTCCAACAATGACAGGATGGTCGACAAATCCCACCTCAGTAACGAATTCCCCAGTCTTTACTTCATAAGCAACACGAGCTGCTTGTTCTTGCTCAATACCCCACTCCATTGCTCGATTGCTAAATGACGGAGTAGGGCTACCAGTTAGTCTTTCGCATACAAGCTGCATCCGATATTTCGCACGATCTGCTGTCTCTGTCTTATCCTTCTTAAAGGAAATCGCATCACGCATTTTGCTAGCTGTTAATTTGCCGAGGCGAATCGCAAACCATTCTGGTGATCGTTGCTCCATTATTTAATTCCTAATTCTTTCTTGCGTTGATCTTTAGCCTCGACAATCTTCCCGAGTGCTTGCTTGTCGTGTTTATAGCCTTCCTGAGCCTCTGAATAAGCCTGTACGAGTGTTTTCTTGTCGATTGCTTCGATGATGGCTTGCAGCAGGGTTTCTAGGCTTTTTGTGGGCATTTGCTCATTGTTTTGCGGTAAGGCATTTTTTATTGCTGGATCTTGCTCATCTTCGTAGATGTACAGACCAAGACCAAATAATGCACAGGCTTTTACAAGAGCTCGTTGCATCGCTTTGTTGACCTGTACGCAATCAGGGTTAGTGATCGGACGATTAACATGATCCATGACCGGCAAATGCGCGACTCTGGTGATGCCAAAGGCTGTGAGTTCGCAATAAACCATGCAGGTATCGCCAAAGGACCTTTCTGGAAGGTAGGTAAATACTGCATTCGGATCAAGCTCAAGCATCTTGTCCCAGGCTCGTGCCCAAGGAACATAAGTAAGCTTTTGCTTTGTTTTTACATCTTCACCAAAGCTGATCTTTTTGATTTCTTGCATGTTCATAACAGATATCTCCCGATGGTGTTAAGCATTGCGACGATAGAACCCCAAATCACAAAATAAAGTAAACCTTTTTCGACTCGATACTTGATGGCTGACAGGGGCAGTTTGTTGAGAAAGTAAATGTCTTGAATCCACAGCTGGTCACTGGCGATCATGTTTTGCAGTTTTGGTTTGTAGTTGCATCCGATCTTGATCCGTCTTTCTGCTGGTACTTTTATGGGAATGATTTCGTCATCTCTGACAATAAAAGGCATCATGCTTTTTTCCTTGCCGGTGATTTTTCTACGGTCCAAAACTCTTCTGTGCAGTGATTGCATCTATGACGACGCTCAACAAAATAGAAGTGCTTTTCAGGATTCCAAAAGGTCCGAGTCTCCAAGATCTTTGTTTTGTATCCTTGCCCATCATTCGTTCGACAATGTGGACAGATCATTTGCCGTCATCCCTTGTCTTTTCCAAATGATCAAGGATTGACCTAACAGCCTGCATCAGTAATATCATGCGAGCAGCTTGGTGAGCCATGTAAGAGTCAATATTCTTTAAGCCAATGGAAGCTTCTTCAAACTCACCTTGCAGAAATTCCCACTCTGTTTTTAATCGACTTTTGATCTGTGCTGGTGATGCAATTTGTCTTGCAGGACATAAGCGTCCCTGGTTGCAATTGTTGTTGCATGGTGGACATGTATTCCTATCCATAATTTTTTTCCTTAAGAATACGATTTAGGTCAATCGCAAAATTGACGACGCTTGCATCTATGCCGAGCCAGACATCTTCAAACTTTGTAAGACGATTTTTGGCTGTCGAAAATACGTCAGTGAAGGTTATGTCTCTCCAAGCAAATGGTGTTGTGAATAGCGGTATGTCACCATCTTTTTGCTTTTGAGAAAAAAATCTTGTTGTTCGGTCGAAGCTAAGATTATTTGTCCAAATGACTGGCTCTTCGTCATCAGGATAAGACTTATGCTCACCCCATAAGGCAACTTCACCGACTTTTGCCAGATCTGTCTTACAACAATGTCCGCACCTTGGGCATTCAAAGTCATCAAGATATGACCTTGGCTTCTGATACATGTTGTGATCACCACTCATTTCTCTCCCCTTGCTCGTATGGCTGCTGCTATGCGATGAGATTCCTCGCTTGTGAATTCATACGGCTCTTCTGCCACCTTTGCACACGCCTCACGCTCATGAGCAATCGCCTTGTTCCATATAGCAAGTGCCAGGGCTGTATAAACATTCTGCGGGCCTTTAGCGCATAACTCCATGTCGAGATGCGTGACGTTCAAGTCTTTATCAACTCTTGCCCATTCGATTGTTGAGTGAGCGAACACATGCGCTTCTGGTTCTTGATTGCTCATTGTGAAACGTATACGCTCAACAGGCTCACCCATCACCAGCGGCGCAGACGCATCCGGTGGAGTGCCAATACCTACATTCCCGTCAGCGCGGTAGGTAAGATCAACCCGTGGATATGTGTTCATGTGTTTCCCCTTGCTCGGATGGCGGCAGATAAATCGTCACGCCAAGGTCTTTCAAACTGGCGCACATAGTCATGCTCAATAAACTTTGCACACTCCTCACGCTCGGCAGCAGCGACAAGTGCGGCGAAGTATTCGTACCTTTTCGCTTTAATCTCAGCAACGTCTGCGTGTTGCCAATCAACTTTGAACCCAGCCTCCCGCGCCATGCGGATTATTTGTTCTCTATCCATGATTCTTCTCCCGCAGTTTGGCTTCGATGCTTCGGTAGATGTCTTCGATTCTGTATGTACCCATCAACCGCACTTTAATTTCGTTGTGCATTTCTTCAAGCTCCTCATCCGTCAGCCCGACCCATTGTTTCTTTGGTGGTGCGGTGTAAAGCGGTGCGTCTTTATGCCCATGAGGGCATAGCTGATTTGCACCACCGCAGTCGTGGCACATCCACAAGACTGGCTCTTGCTCTGCTGGTTTGCGTAGGTCGTTAGTCATGCTTGCGTTCCTTGCATAATTGCTCGCTCCAGTTGCATTCTTACTCTTAGACGCTTTTTGAATCGATAACGTTTAGCAATCTCAGCCCGTGTCATCTTTGCTCGTGGCTTGTCTTGACCGATGCCGAGCTTGTAAATGTGCGTAGAATCGACTCCTCTTGAGTTTTTGACCCATCCCATAATGTGCACGACACCTTCTTTGTGCATTGCTCTGAGATACGATTGAACGGTCACAATGTGCAAACCCGTCTCATCGCTAATCGTGTAACAAGTGCAACCATCCATAAGCATTTTGATCATGCGAGCAAAAAGGATTCCGTTTATCTTGATCACAGCATGGCCCAGGCGAGCACTGCAAAGATGATGCCGAACAAAGCACCTCCGAGAATTAGGGTTAGATCGTTGCTTTTCATGTTTTCCTCACATGCAACGTAAGACTTGAACTTCTGTATCGGTCGTGCAGCTCTTGTAGGTCTTATTACCCCAGTGGGCTGAACACCAACCGCACACAGCACCTGATAACGATGACTTATCAAAAGGCTCAATAGGTATGCTTGCAACCTCGCCAACCTTTAGATTTTCAAGGTAAGGAAGGTAATGCTTGTGCATTTCACCTGGACGATATTTGCGATTTTTAGTGCCTTTTGATTTTGTAAGCGCAAGATCTCCGTATTCATCGCCATTTGAGTCAATAATCTTAAATTGACATCCAGTGGCTTGCAGAAACTTTATGGCTTGCAAAACGGCTTCTTTTTTGACCTGTTGCATGTTGCTGGCTCCTGTTGTTGTAAGAGACTTAAATGTAATCCTTTCTGGTGCGTCTGTGTGGCGAATCTAACTCTTTCGGATAGGTGGCGGGATTTTGTGGACAAGCGGCAACACAGGAATTGCAAGCATAGATAGAATCGCAACATGAAAACATCGCCGACCGTGAGATCACTACAAGTAATGAGAGATCGAGGCTATCTTTGTGAGGTGGTCGAGCATTGGAATCCCCACGCAAGGGTTCGCAAGGATCTCTTTGGCTTTATCGACATCCTCTGTCTTAGCAACGATGAGGTTCTTGGCTTGCAGACAACGACAAAGAGCAACATGCCTGCAAGAATCAAAAAGATCTGTGACCACGAAAACTTTGCGGCAGTTTTGCGATCTGGCATCAAGCTTGTCGTGCATGGTTGGAAGAAGGACAAGACTGGCAAGTGGGTAGTAGACGAGTTTGTATTCTGAGGTTATAGTTTACGGAGCATGGCTACCTCGACGGGGGGAAAAGCAGATTTGTCACCTGCCTGCCAACGCTCCTGCCAGTGACAATGACCTTTGACTAGAGGTAATCAAATGAAGCGACCATCGTTTCAGTTTTATCCAGCCGATTGGCTGAGAGATACTGCTCTTAGATCTTGCTCAACTGGAGCTCGTGGGCTTTGGATTGACATGATCTGTTACATGCACGAAGGTAATCCTTATGGACATCTTAAGGTTGGGGAGAAGGTTATCCTTCCAGTTAACCTTGCTCGCATGGTTGGGGAAACCTTAGAGGTTGTTGAAGGTTGGCTTGCAGAGCTTAAGGTCGCTGGTGTCTATGATGTCACTGATGATGGTGCTATATGCTCAAGACGTATGATAAGAGACGAAAATCTTAGAGAAATCAGGGCTTTAGGTGGTAAAAAAGGTGGCAATCCAGCACTTGTTTTACTAGGTAAGGTTAACCTTAAGGATAACCATAAGGTTGATAATAAGGATAAACAAAATCCAACCCCTTCATCTTCTTCTTCATCTTCATCTTCTATATATAAAGAAGCATCCAATTATCAAGTTGTTGCTCAAAATAAAAAAAGCAAAGACACAGACCTTAAACCTTCTGATGTCTCTCAAGAAACTTGGTCTGACTATCTGACACTACGAAAGTCTAAGAAAGCTCCGGTCACTGCAAGCGTACTGAAAAGCTTAAGAAAGGATGCCTCTGCAATTGGTTGGAGTCTTGAGCAAGTCTTGGAGGCTCAAATTAAGAACGGCTGGCAGGGATTTAACCCAGAATGGGTTGCAAGCAAAAAAGAAATCCCGCCTGCCGCAACGACCCTTCAGTCTGTCTTTAGGGGTGCACTATGAAACCAATACACGAGTTGCAAGTTGTAAAAGACGCTTGCTCAGCAAATCTTTGCCGGTCTATCTGGCTTGATTTTGATGGGTTTGAAGATCTACTAGATTTGGAAAGACCGATGATCGACTGCAAGCAAAGAGACTGGCGGCGCAATGACTGGGGGTTTTTGCAAAATCAGATTGTTCATCTTGCAGGCTCTGATAGCGATCAGCTCATGTCTGCCAAGCGACGTATTGCACTTTTCAAGCCTAAAAGACTTTTTGTTCACTATGTAGAGATCCCAGTGCTGTGGGATTCACAAATCGACGCTTAGGGGGATTTATGAAAACCTGGAGAGATCGAGCCTACGAAGCTGGTTTTAACATTGTCGGGCATAGAATTTTTTTGCATGGCTATGACATCACAGAAAAAGTCATTAGGCTTGACCTGTTAGCTCAAGATGCAGGTGTTGCACTTTTGCAACGCAAGCAGTCACTAAGTCCTTTTTTACAGCAAAAACCGTTTCAATCACACGAAGGAGATAGAGCATGACATCAGTAAATAAAGCAATCATTCTTGGTAGGCTCGGGAAAGATCCTGAGATCAAGCAAACACCATCTGGCATCGTGATTGCAACCATGACCATCGCAACGTCTGAATTTAGGAAGAAGGAAGGCGAGCGAGTGGAAGATACAGAATGGCATCGTGTTACAGCCATTGGCAAGCTCGCAGAGATTGTGAACTCTTACTGCAAAAAAGGTCAGCTGGTCTACATAGAAGGCAGGCTAAGGACAAAGAAATGGCAAAAGGACGGGATAGACCGTTAC